GCAGACGATGAATCGGCACAGAGGTACTTTCCGCCGCTTCATCACAACTGCAAAAGCTTCTTAGTGCCTAATCTCAAGGGCGGCCCTAGCGCTAACAAGGAAATTGGAAAGCTGAGCCCAAGCTCCAGTTCACTGGAGAAGTACATCACCCTGTCTGAATTGGTGCCCGGCAAAAAACAGTAGTACACTTACAATCACCGATGAACACATACCGACTTCAGCCCGCCTCAATTCTTCTAGATGAAAGCGCAGCTCCGGAACGCGTTCAGATTCTCAGAGCCGGCGTTTTCTCTCATCCCGAATACGGAACCTTCGAGATAACTTCAGATGTTCTTAGGTCGATGAAGAAAAATTTCGATGCCAATACGCGTGGCGTTGACCTTGCTATTGATTACTCTCACGAAGCGGATAAAGCTGCCGCCGGGTGGATTAAAGAACTATCGCTAGAATCCGGGGATACGGAGCTTTGGGCTCTTGTCGATTGGACGACTCCCGGAAAGGAAGTTGTCGAAGCGCGGGAGTACCGGTATTTTTCGGCAGACTTCGCGTTTGAGTACACCGATAATGAGACGAATCAAAATTTTGGGCCAACCCTTTTCGGGGCGGCACTAACGAATAGGCCGTGCATTAAACGCATGGCCCCGGCAATTGAACTAACCGAAATTGGGGGAAAGAAAATGGAAGAATTGAAACTCGCCGAAGAGAAAATCACTGACCTGGAGAAGAAACTTTCCGAGTCGGTTTCGATGGTGGAAGACCTGTCCAAGAAATTGGAGGCTTCGGAGGCGGCGAAATCCGATGCAGAGAAAAAGCTTTTCGACGTTCAGTCGTCGCTCGACGGATATTCTCCCGAAGAGCTCAAGATGATGATTGCGAAGCTGAAGAATCAGCCGGCGCCCACATCTGAACTCGATGGGCTCTCCGTAGAAGAGCTCAAGGCGATGATTGCCGACCTGCAAGGCAAGATTGCGGCTGCGGCGGCGGATTGCGCAACCCTTAAGGCGGCCAATGACGGATACGTTGCGGCGGCAGAGGTTGCAAAAAAAGATTTGGAATTCACGACCATGCTCACTGAGGGAAAAGTCGTGGAAGCTCAGCGCAAAGCCTTTTTGGCTAACGACCTGGCGGAGTTCGCAAAGACCGCCGGCAAAGTTAACCTGAAAGAGCAAGGCACCGGCGCGATTCCGCCTGAGATGGGCACGGGGAAGTTATCCGATGAGCAGATTATTGACTCTGCCCGTAAGCTTTTAGCAGATAAGAAGGCCAAAGATATTGGCGATGCGATTTCTAAGGTTTTGTCGGAGCAGAAATAGCTTCGAGAAATAAAGTCGGATTAGAGAAATCTCTAATTGCGATGATTTAAAAAATTAAACAGGGGAGGAAAAATGGCTGTTTATTCTGCGCCCAAAGTCCAGGCTTTTATCGCTGGCGGGGCCGTCAATCAGTACAACATTGTGAAGCGTGGGGCGGATGATTCTCACGTGGTGGAATGCACGGCAGCGGCCGACAAGTCGCTTGGCGTTGCGATGAGCGAATCGGCTTCGGGAGCCTTGGTGGAAGTCGCGGTTGCTGGCGGCGGAGCTAAAGTGAAGCTCGGCGGCACGGTTGCTGGTGGCGACTTGCTCACTTCGACGGCGGCCGGCTTGGCTGTTGTTGCGGCGACCACGGAGCGGGTTGTTGGCGTTGCGATGCAGTCCGGCGTTTCGGGCGACATCATTGGCATCGAAGTAATGATTTCGAAACTTCCCTAATTTTTAGGCGAAGAAACTTTTAACAAGATTGGGGGAACCTAATGTCTCAATTAAGTGCGATTGTCGATAAGCTGCTCACCGAGGTGAGCGTTGCTTATATTCCTAGTGGGTATATCTCGGAATCTCTGTTTCCGAATATCCCGGTAATGCAGACCACCGGCAAACTTGCGAAGTATTCCAATTCGCATATCCGCGTGCAAGCGCCGTCGTATATGGGTGGACGTGGCGTTGCCCGTCGCGTGGACACCATCACCCGTTCGCAATCGACTTTTGAAGTCGAGCGCCACGGACTTGAGGGAATCGTCACGAAGGACGATTACCGCAACGTCGAAAAGCCCTACGATGCCGAGAAGGACGAGACGATTGGTCTCACCACGGCACTTTGGCTCGAAAAAGAACGCGCGTTGTCGAATTCACTCGGCGATACGGCGATTCTCACGCAGAACACGACGCTCTCCGGAACGTCGCAGTTCAACGATTACACCAACAGCGACCCGCTTGGTGTGTTCAAGGCGGCCCAGCTTGCGGTGAAGGCTGGCTGTGGTATGCCGGCGAATACGGCGATTGTGCCGTGGGAAATCGCACAGACGTTGTACTACCATCCGCAGATTTTGGATCGTTTCGGCGGAAAGTATAACCAGCTTGGCGGCGTGACCCTGGAGCTATTGAAATTAGCTCTTAGCGTCGAGAAGTTGTTTGTTCCGACCCCGACCTATAACAGCTCCAAAGAAGGCCAATCGGATTCTTTGGCTGCGGTTTGGAGCAAGAACGTAATCTTCGCCGTGATTCCTGATTCGGCCGCGCCGTATCAGACGAGTCTCGGTTACTACCTCACGATGAAGGACGAAGGACCGCGCCAGGTTTACAAGCAGGCGCTCCGTAATCCGCCCGAGGCGAACTCGATCATCGTCATGGATAGCTACGATTACCTCCTGTCGAATACGGCGGCTGCGTATCTCGTGAAAGACGCTATCGCCTAAGTCTCTCGCTTCGAGTTGATTAGGAACAAGAGGGGCGGGGGAGAACTTCTCCCGCCCTTTCTTTAGGAGAAGCCGGTGGCATACTGTTTAAATTCGGACGTTCAAAACGAATTCAAAAGCCTCGCGTTCAACGCCGCTACCGTCTCCACAACGAAGGTGGATGAGTGGATTGAGCAAGCCTCGGCCCTCATGGACACCATCCTTGGCTCACAATACGTCACTCCCGTTACGGGAACTCGCGCCCTTGAAGTCATGAAAATGATTTGCGTGTGGCTCGTGGCCGATAGGGTCAGGGAAGTTCTGCAACTTCTCCCGGGAGCAAATGCGGCGTCACAGGAATTTTCGAGAGATTATTTCCGGCGCGCCAATGATTTCTTAGAGTCGTTAAGAAAGGGGCTAATCACACTTCCGGATGCGGTATTGGCCGGTGGCGGGAGCGGCGGAATCTCTAGCTACGTTCAAGAAAACGGATTCCAGCCCGTGTTTCAGCGAGATAAAGAGCAATGGTAGGCGCTGAAATATACGTCTCCAATCTTCAGTCGTTTCAAAGCGCGCTAGACCGCGCTCGGCGCGCATCCTCGGATTTGACGATTCCATTAACGCTTATTTCCAGAGACTTCTACAAGTCTGAACGGGCAATCTTTAAACTTCAAAGCCCAGGTCAATATACGGACCTTTCGGAGCGCTACAAAAAGCAAAAACGAAAAGCCGTTGGGTTTATCTACCCCATTCTCAAACGAAACGGCGCACTGGAAAAGTCCGTCACCGAGCCAACAGCTCCAGATTCGATTAATCAGATTATAAACAAGAACACCTTAATTATCGGAACGAGCGTCCCGTACGCATACAAGCACCAATACGGAGTTGGCGTTCCAATGAGGCCGTTCCTATTCATTGGGCCAGAATCAACGTACGCCTCATCGGAGCAGGCCGGAAGACTCACGCGATGGAATAATATTCTAAACGAATACGTATTACAGGTTACGAATCGAGAGGTTGGAAGCTAATGGCGTACCCACTCTACGATATTGAAAGCCTGATGGCGGATATCAAATCTTTTTTGCAAGCAAAACTGAACACAAAGCTCGCCGATATCGATACAGAAAAAGCCGACGGGATAACGCTGGCTACCATCGATTCCGGTGCATATTTCTGGAACTGGATGGGCGACGAAGTCGCTAACTACAACCCATTCGTATTCTACGGAATCGATTCAGAGCAACCAAACTCTGTGGGCGCCGGAAACGTTCGCGTTTTCACTATCCAGGTCTTCGTCGTTCTCACCGACACTCAAAACGACCCGGAAATAATGAAACGCATGTACCGATATCAACGCGCGCTATTTCAAATTTTTGAGAAG